CCCTCCAGATTAAGATGCCAAGTAAACGTGCAGTTACACATTCCGGGGCGGGCGACTCTTCCCCTCCCTCCACTGCGCAGCGCCTACTATTCCAGATTCCAGAATGAGGAATTAATCGTGTATATACAACGGCGGGGGCATCTACACATTTATTTTCATATTGCTATTGACAATGTACAAATAAACAGTATATTAATAACCAGTGTGTTTTCTAAGACTATTCATGGGAACCGACAACTAAGGTGACTTTACATATGCCAATATATGAAATGAAATGCCCTGAGTGCGACAGAGAGTTCGATATCCAATTAAAGCTAGCTGACTACGATAAATCAGAGATCTCTTGTGAGAGCTGCTCTACGGCCCTTGTAAGACACTTCAGATCAGCCCCTAAGATCAATATCCCTATGCACATGCAAGCCAGTCCTAATATGAGTAAAAAATCTCAAGCTAGAGTCCCAATCAATATAATAGATGAAAAACCTGATGGCGGATATAGAGTGACAAGAATTGGTGAGAAGAGTGACATAGAAAATGAATAAAGAAAAATTGAACCAATTAAAGAAAGATCAACTTAAAGCCCTAGACTGGTATGCAGAATTAGCTGAGAGTGATGAATCTACACGTAAATTCCTAGTTGTAATGGCAGCAAGAATAAATACAGCCTTACACAAATTAGACACTAAAGAGAACGAGCAAGATGAACCATGATAATAATAATAATGTACTGGTGAAAATAAGAAGTTTCTTCTTCTTCTTCTTAAAAATCAATATATAGAGCTTTAAGAAGATCTGCTGCTGACATGTACCTCTCGGGTGAAAATCATCTATATAACTACAATTGCAAGTGGAACGATATTAATTTTATGACATCTGATACACCTGGCTTATTAACGATACCTTATAAGTTCACCCCCAGACCTTATCAATTAGAATTGTTTAGGGCTATGGACGGAGAAGAAGGTAAACCTCACACAAAGAAGAATAGAGCGGTTCTAAGGTGGCATAGGCGTGCAGGTAAAGATAAAGCTTGTTTCGCATACTTAATTAAAGAAGCAGCACAAACATCAGGTAACTATTTCTACGTATTCCCTACAAAAACAATGGCTAGACAAGCTCTCTGGGAAAACATAGATAAAGATGGTTTTAAATTATTGGACCATATACCTAAAGAATTCGTAGCTAGACGAAGTAACCAAGAGATGCTCTTAGTTCTACATAACGGTTCTACAATACGTGTTTTAGGTTACGATAAAGACCCAGATTCTATAAGAGGAATTGCATGTAAAGGCGTAGTCTTTTCAGAATTTGCATTCTCAGATCCAGAAAGCTATAAAACAATGATACCAGCTTTAAGAGAATCAGAAGGTTGGGCAATATTTAATTCAACTCCAAATGGTAGAAATCATTTCTATGAACTTTGGAACAGCGTTGTAAACAGTCCTAGATGGTTTTGTTCAGAACTCCAAACTTATTGGCCTGACAAACCTGGTTACAGCGGCTTAATAGATAAGAATCAGTTCCCTGAGATAATTGAAGAGGAAGGATTAACCCTGGAAGATGTTGAGAGAGAATATGGATCTTCTTTCAATTCAGGGATGCAAGGAAGTTTTTATGCTGATCAAATACAGGCTCTGTATAGCGAAAATCGAGTAAATCACTACACGTATGATGACGTCTACACTGTAGATACTTTTTGGGATTTAGGATATAATGACTCGACGGCTGTGTGGTTTCGCCAAAAGATTGGTAATAAATTAGTTTTTATTGATTACTGTGAAGATAGTCATAAAGACATAAAGTTTTATGTCCAGATGCTTGCCTCTAAAGGTTACAAGTATGGTACTCATTATCTACCTCATGATGGAGGCAATAAGAGTTTACAGACAGGTACTACAACATCCCAGTTATTTGAGATGTACTGTAAGAATTACGACGTAGAAGATTATGTTGTTATTTTAGATAGACCTAAGAATAAACAAGACGGTATAAATGCTGTCAGATCAAGATTTAAAAGATACTTCTTTGATTATAAATGTGTTGATGGTCTAAAAAAATTAGAACTATACCATGCACGTTATGATAAGAAGAGACAAGTTTTCCTTAAAGAGCCTGTGCATGATATAAATTCAAATGCAGCAGATGCTATGCGTACTGAAGCTACTTCCGAAGATGTCGGTCAAGATGGTTTCTATGACGTTAACAACATTAAAATTATTAGTAGTTACGATATATGGGAGTAATGCATAGTGGCATTCTTACAACCTAGAAATTTATTAAGTTCAATACTTGGAGGAGGATCTCCCTCTAAAGGTAGTCTTGATATCTTTAAACAGTTTTCAACCCCTGGTGACGTATTATCTGGAGTATTACTCGGAGATAAGAAAGGCCTAGAAGCACTGTCTGCGTTCTCACAAGCTCCAGCAGCAGCAGCCTCTCCTAACATGCCAGATATAGATGTTAGATCTGAAGAAGCAGAACAAATCCAAAGAAATGCAATTTTAGAAAGAGGTAATGTTCAAACTAGAGCTAACAGGTCAAGAAAGACTTTAGCTAGAGCTTCAGCTAAACCCCAAATTAATCTAGCCAGATCGTTGCTAGGAGAGTAGATACAATGACAACCCCTGAAGATAAAGTAAAAGGTTTGAATCAGCGCGCTGAAAGACTTTTTAACTCTGTAGAACGTACAAACAACGAAAATTATTGGTCTGAGCTTTCTGAGTTCATGCTTAACAACCAGTTTAATTTCAATAATAGTGGAACTTCCACATTAACTACTAACATGTCAAGTGTAACATCTTCTGCTCCAGGCAGTAAAAAGACTAATCGCATATATGATTCTACTGCTCTACAAGCTGTTCAAGATTTAGCTTCAAGTTTCCAAGGAACTTTAACTAATCCAGCTACTACATGGTCTAAACTTAGATATCAAACTGAAGCTTTAAATAATAATGAAGAAGCTGTTATATGGTTAGAAGAAGTTAATAAGATCATACATAATGAATTTAATGAATCTAACTTCGATACTGAAATAGCTAAAGGATATCAATCTTTAGTAGCATTAGCTAACATGGCTTTATTTCATGAGCAAAGAGAAAATGAAGATGGAACATTTGATGGTTTCAGATTCACATCTTTACATTTAGGCCAAATAGCTTGGGCTGAAGATAAAGAAGGTATAGTTGATACTGTATATAGAAAGTTTTCTTTAACTGCTAAACAAGCATTCCAACGTTGGGGAACAGCAATCCCAGACAGCATCTCTAGAGTACTAGAAAAGACTCCAGATCAAGAATTTGATTTCCTACATTGTGTTTTCCCTAGAGACGCAAAGGACATTAAATTAAATGACGTAGGTTTAGCTCAAGGCGATAAAAGACCTATAGCATCAATTTACATGACAGTTCAAAATACTAAGATAGTAGAAGAAGGTGGTTACTATGAAATGCCTATCTACGTTCCTCGTTGGAGTTTAATGTCAGGTGAAAAATATGGTAGAGGACCTTCTCATTTAGCTCTTCCAGATGTAAGAACTTTAAACCAATTAAAAATGAGAGGCTTAGAAGCAATAGACTTACAAGTTAGACCTCCTATCTTAGCTAACCAAAGAGATGTTTTTGGTCAATTAGATATGCGACCAGGTGGCTTATCTATAGTTAGAGATGTTAACGGTGTAAGAGAATTTGTATCTCAAGCTAGAACTGACGTACTACGATTCTCAGTAGAAGAACTTAGAAACTCAATTAGAGGCATATTCTTCTTAGATAAATTATTATTACCTCCTAGAACTGAAACTGGTGAAATGACAGCTTTTGAAGTATCTCAGAGAGTAGAACAAATGCAAAGGGTTTTAGGACCTACATTATCTAGACTTAATAGTGAATTACTTCAACCTCTAGTAATTAGAGCATTTAAGATTTTACTTAGATCAGGAGAATTACCTGAAGCACCTCAAATATTAGAACAAGAAGGCATAGACGTTGAAATAGTTTTCGTTAATCAATTAGCTAGAGCTCAACAGCAACAAGATGTAAGTTCAATACAACAATGGGTTCAAGATATAGGCTTATTAGCTCAATTAAATCCATCTGTAATAGATAACATAGACTTCGATGGTATAGCAAGACACACAGCTAAGATTAGAGGCGTACCTGAAGTAGCTATAACTAACGATGGAGAAGTTGAAGCTGTAAGAGAACAAAGAGCTCAACAAGCTCAACAGCAACAACAAATAGAACAAGCTAATATGCAAGCTGATACAGAATCTAAAATTAACGGTGGAGGAAACAACAATAATGAATGAGCAAATGGAAAAGTTAAAAGAATTCTACTTGGCTCTTAATCGTTTATTTCAAACGACAGATGGTAAGGTAGTAGCAGAAACTTTACAATCTATATATGTAGATGAATCTGCAATGTCAGCTGAAAGTGCTGAACTTACGTATTACCGTCTAGGTCAAAAAGAATTCGTACAAGGATTACTTAAAGACGCAGATCGTGATATAGAAGAAATTGAAAACTTAACTAATGGACAATAAAACAATGACAGACAACACACCTAAGAACGTGCCTGATACTACAACAGGCTCCATATTAACCGAAAAAACAGAAGTAGTAGTTGAATCAGCTAACACAGATATAAAGGATACTAGCGTTGTATCTCCTGCTGTAACTAATCAACCAACTCAATGGTATTCGGAAGACAACAAGAATTTTATAGAAAACAAAGGATTTAAATCCGCTGACGATGTAATTAAAAGCTACGCTAATTTAGAGCGTATGGTAGGCAAATCAGTAAGAATTCCTGCTGAAGATGCTTCTGCTGAAGCTAAGAAAGACTTTTATGATAAGATCGCTGAAGTTGAAGGCATTGTAATCAAAGGCAATGAAGATGCTTACTCTAAGTTAGGAAGACCTGAATCAGCTGATAAGTATGATTTTGAAGATCTATTCCCTGAAGACTTCGATAGAGATACAGCATCTGATGATTTAGCTAAATTTATTGATGTATCCTTTGAAATGGGTTTAAATCAAGAACAAGCTAATAAATTAATCGGCATGCAAATTGAAGACATGAAGTCAGATCAAGAACAAAATAAATTGTCTATTGAAACAGGTAAAAAGAAGTTAGAAGAAATATGGGGTCAAGACTATGAGAATCGTCTTAACTCAGCTAAACAAACTGCTAAGATATACAGTGAAAAGTATCCAGATGAAATGGATAACTTAGTAAATGGACCAGCAGGTAACAATCCAGCTCTATTAAACATGCTAGCCGAATTAGGTCAAAGCTTTAAAGAGAAAGGACATATCGGTATGCAACAAACTAACTTTGGGTTAACTCCTGGAGAAGCTTCAGATAAGATAGCTGAGAAGCGTGCAGATAGAGGTTTTATGGAAGCATATAGAGATGCTAAAAATCCTGGTCATAATTTAGCTCTTGCAGAAATGGCTAAACTATACAATATAGCAAACAACAGTTAATATTTTCTCTGGGACAAGTAATCAGCTAACCCCTAAGAGAAACAAAGATAACAGCTGCGCTTAAGTCGCGTAACGATTAGAACAATGGACCCTAAGAAGGATAATCCGTTCGAAAATTAAACTTTAAACTTTAAACTTAAATAAAAGGAGCATATCATGTCTAGTACTGATAATCAAGCTTATATCCATCAATTTTCGGATGACCTTCGTGATTTAGTGGAACAATCTTACTCAAAAACTCGCCCTGCAGTTTCAATTGAAATGGCTAAAGGCGAAAAGCATTTCTTTAACCGTCTAGGAAGCTTAGAAGTTTCTGGTAGAACTGGCCGTAACGAAGCTATTGATCTAACTGACGCTGCTCATAGTAGACGTATGGCTACTTTAGGCTTTTATGACTTAGCTACGACTTTAGATCCTATTGATAATCTTCAAAGATCTTTAGAACTAACTAGCCCTTATGCTAGAAAGCATGCTTCTGCTCATGGTAGAAACTTAGATGACGTCGTTATCGCTGCTGCTCTAGGTACTGCTGCTACAGGTCAAACTGGCTCAGCAACTCAGAGTTTTGATTCTAACAATCAAGTAGCTCATGGTGCAGTTGGTTTTACAGTTGCTAAATTTAACGCTGCAATGCAAAAGCTAGAAGCTGGCGAAGTAGATGTTGAAAATGAAGCAATGGTTCTTATGCTAGGTTCTAAAGGCGTTCAAGATCTTATGGGCGAATCTAACTTTGTTAGTTTTGATTATAATGATTCTAAGCCTTTAACTGGTAGATCATTACCATCTTTCCGTGGAGTTAACATCATACGTACACAACGTGTACCAGATGAAACTTCTGGAACTACGTTCAGAGGCTTATTGATGACTGCAGATACTATTAAAGTAGCTATGGCTCAAGATATTAAGGTAACTGTTACTAATCGTAATGACCTTAAGGGTAATCCTCTTCAAATCTATACAGAAATGGCTTTTGGTGCTGTTCGTATGGAAGAAGCAACTATTGTCGATGCATTGTATCAATAATAATCTTTTAAAGTAAACCGGAGGCCGATAATAAAAGTCTCCCCCAATTTCCCAAATAAGGAATATAAATTATGGCTGCAACTACAGTTAAATCCGAAAACGCCACTAACATTGAAGCTACCCCTAAGGTAGTCCTAGATAGAAAGAGAGGACGTTTAAAATCTACAATCGATCAAATCGAAGTAGCAATTACATCTGAAGATGAAGTTGGAGATGTCATATTGATAGCCCCAATCCCATCTAATGCTGTTATACTAGACGTATTATTGTTAAATGATGCTCTTGATAGTGCTGATGAGTTAGCATACGACGTAGGCTTGTACTATAGTGGTATCGGTGGAACACAAAAGTTCAATGGTAAAGTATCTGGTACTGTTATAGACGCTGATTGCTTTGCATCTGCTGACATTACAACTCAAGCTGCTACAACTACTTGGACAAGTGTTCGCTTTGAAGCTGATGATATCATAGATGTTAAAAAAGAAGCTTGGTCTGTTGGTGGTTTATCTGCTGACAGTGGTGGTATCTACTATATAGGTCTTACCGTAACGGCTCCTGCTGAAACTGATGCTGCTGGTTCGCTAGTATGCCGAGTTGACTACATTTAGTCTTCTTAACCATA